TGATCTACGTATTTCGTCTCTTAGTTTTAATAAACCTGCTTCTTCTTTACTTGTTTTAAGTTTAGGCGCAGCTTCATTTATAAAACTTTCTAATGTTTGTAAATTTTTCATAGTATTTTCTTTCGATTCGTCTTTAGTAACCTTAATCTTTTCTTCTAGTTTTTCAGCACTAGCTTCTTCAATATACTCTCCAAGTTCTGGATCGTCCCATCCATCAGGAGATGCTAAAACCGCTTGTAGATCTTCTCTTGAACCTGTTAGCTCAACTTCTGGCCAACCACTTGGTCCATTAGGATCTAAAACTTTCATTGTAACTTTATGTTTCTTTAAAAGTTTTTTAAGTATCTTTGATTTAGGATCCATTGCATCCATAACTACAGTATCTTCATTTATAAAACTTTCTAATGTTTGTAAATTTTTCATAGTATTTTCTTTCGCTTCGTTAAATTGTTTCGCGTATTTTTTATAAGTAGATGGTCTTGTAAATGCTTCAATTGCATCTATCATATTATAGTATTGACCATCTAAATATTCATCAGCTAGTTTTCTACCCCATTTACTATTTAAAAAGTTATAGACTCCGTCTTGTGTAAATCCATACCTGCTTGTTAAAATAGTTATTGCTTCTTCGGTTGCTATTTCTACTTGTTCTTCATCATGATAATCTGCCATAGTTCCCCAAAAGCCATATTCAGTATTTATCATATCTATGTCAATTGCTTCCATCATATCTCCAACGTGTGCATCATCCATTGCAATTTTATATTTTCTAAGAATTGCTTGATAAGTTTTTTCTTCAGCCCTTGTCATTGTGTGCATTCTTTTTGCTGCCTTAAGTTTTAATATTTTATCTAAATGTCTTTTGTTTAAATCTCCACCTTGTTCAGCTTCTATTGCATCTTCTAAACTTGCAACTTGAATTTTTTCATTTACAGATTCCATAATTTCTTTACCCTTTTTAATTGAGTATTCCCAAATTAAAACATCAGCAACTCTCTTTTGTATTGAAGCGATATCATTTTTAGTAAGATTAAATAATAAAACTGACTCATAACCTTCATCGTCCGTGAACTCTGTAACTATATTTCTATAATCATCTCCAAAAATATTTTCTAACTCTTGAACTAACATTTTTTGAGGAGCTGGTGTTGCAACACAATATATTTTAGTAGATCTAGAAACAGCTTCGTTTACTGATTCTTCAAGTGTGGAAACAAACTTAAATAAGATTTTACCTTCTTCTCTACCTCTTAAATCAATTAAAAGTTTTTCAGAAGCTGGACCCATGTTTTCCCAACGTTTATCAGATTTTTGAATCTTTCCTAATTTAGGTTCTTTTTGAAAAACATAAATCATTTGTAATTTATCTCCTCTTTTTACACCGACAGCACTACCTTCTCTTTTTGAAAAGTAAATATCGCCGTCATTACCGGGCTTAGAAAAATCAGTCGATTGATGTCTAGTTTCTCTATATTTCTCATTTACAGATTCTTTAACTACCATATAGTCTTTAATATCATATAATACTTCATCAAATCTTACATTCATACTTCCACTAGGAAAAACCTTTTCAACCGTACCTGCGATATCTTTATCTTTAATTTTACCTAAACTTCTTGAATAGTTATTTGAAATTCCAGGAGTTCTGTCTCTATTCATTTGTTGAAGTCCCTTAAGAGTTAACTTAACTCTATCTCCTTCTTTAAATTCTGATTTCTTTTCATTCATGGATTCTTTTAATTTAATATCTTTAACTCTAAAACTTCTATATTCTTTATTTTGATTTTTTAATTCATCTTCTACTGCTTTTTCTCCTTCATTATCTTCAAAATCACCAGGTATTGTAACTGACATTTTTTCTCTACTAGGACGTAATTCAATGTCTAATTCTAAATCTTCAGTAGTTTGTAGAGTTGCATTTTTATCTAACTGTTGAATGTGATCATCAACTACTTTTTGTGCAGCTGTTTTTTCGTCATTTAGTTTTTTAAGCTCCTGTAGTTTCTCTTCTTGCTTTTCAGTTTTACCAGCATCTCTTGCAGCTGCCCACTCTTTTACTACTTTCTTAAGATCGTTTGTAATTTTTGCAAGATCATTAATTGCTTTATCTAATTGTTTACGAGTAACTTTCTTTTCTGTTAATCTTTGTAAGCTTTCCATGCATTGCATTTGCCATTGGGTACCTAAATAATGTGCAGTATATTCTTCTTTTGTCATGCCATGAATTTGTGCATTCATTTCTAAATAGTCTTCCCATTCACTAGAATGTTGGATAGCTAAGCCATTGACTAAAGTAACCATTTCTAAAGTTAATAAAGTTTCCATTAAATATTATAATTTTTTCTATTTAGTTATATATCTTTTAAAACAAGGTGTATTACTCTTCCTCTTTATATATGACGTTAGCGTATCCTTCTTCGTCTCCAAATCTTGGTTTTGCAAACGTCGCATATTGTGGCATTTCCGCATAAGCCCAATCTTCTAAACCTAATTCTTCAAATCTTTCTTTAATTTGCAAGTCATAATGTGCCTGTATACTTCTTACTCTTCTTTGTATATCTGCTCTAGAAAGATCATGTGTATTTCTTCTTTCTCCTTCATAAAGAAATTGAATATAGCCTAATCTTGGTATTTTACATATTTTTGTTTTAAGAAATGTCCTTACGCATAATTCATAATCGTCTGCTACTGTAAAGCTTCTATTATGTCCTCCTATTTCAAAATAAGTAGATCTTCTCCACGCTCTAACATGGTTAGGAACCCCTACAATATGTCTAATTGTTTTTGGGTTTATATTTTGCTGATTAACAACAGCTAATTCTTTTCCATCATATGTCTCAGTTCTATAACTTCCATAATGTAACGCGAATGGTATAGGATATTTCTGTGATTCCCATTTCTCATTAACCAATGCTGTATCATTGTAAAAGAATCCGCATTCAGGATGTTTTTGAGCAGCTTTGTGTAAATACTCTGCACAATCTTTTACTAAAAGATCATCATGATCTAACTCTGCTACAATATATCCTCTAGCCATTGCACATGCTCTCCATTTAACTTCACCAATATTTCCTTTACTTTTTTCTCTAAAATCATATACTTTAACTCTTGGATCTACACTTGCTATTTTTTCAGCTATCTTTAAAGTTTTACCTCCATCTGTAGAATCATTCATTAAAACCCATTCTATATTTTGATAAGTTTGTTTTCTAAAAGAATCATATGTTTCCCATAATTTATCTCCAGTGTTATAAATTGGAGTAAAAAATGAGATCATTGTTTGATCATCTAAATTAGTTGGATCTAACATTGATGCAGTTGCAACCCTATATGCAATGTCTCCTAAATTATTTTTAGGTTCTTTAAGGTTTATCCATTTTCTTCTAAACTGTAAAGGTAGACTGGCTAATTTAGGAAAATCTTTCCATGATTTTCCTTCAGTTACTATAGCATCTGGATTAAATTCATATAAATCTTTAATTATGTTGTTATCATTTTCTCTATATAAAATTTCAAGTTCAACAGCAGCTCCCTTTGCTATTATACCAGTCTTTAATTCTTTTTTCTTAGGACCCATATGTAAAATTCTAGGTAATTTAGGAGTAGAATCTTTTTCTAAATAATTATAATATGATAAAATCTTATCTATCCATATAAATTTATCAGGTCGATCTGCGTATACCTTTTCTATAAAAAATCCATCTGCTGAATAATTAGCCTCAAATTTAAAATCATTAAATACAGTTCTATCAATAAGCATTTGTGCAATATCAATACCTTGCCATTTTGTATTTTCAGGACTTGCTACTCTTATATCTAAGCCTGTAAAATCCTTTCCATCTACCTTTTGTGAAAAAATATGAACTGATTTGTCTTTATTACTAATAATGCTTTTTAAAGTTTCTTCATAAAAGTCTTCGTGTAAAATATTATCATCATCTAATAAATAAATCCATCCTTCTTTTATTTTAGAAATTAAATTAGAAACTTCAGGATATAATAGTCCTTTTTTAGTTCCTTCTACAAAATAAACATTTGTAGTTTCTTTTTCTGTTAATTCTGCTAAAAGTTCAGCGTCTATGTCTTTTAATGGACCTACATCAAATATAAGATGCCAATTTATTTCTATATTTTCAGAGCAATTATATACATTCTCTTTAATTTGCAAAAGGTTTTGCAACCTAGTGCATCTAGTTATAATATGATATTTTTCCATTTTATTAATTTTTTATATTAAATTTCATAATTATAGTAGTAGGAGTATCTTATTGAAAGTAATTTTTTAGCAATATTAAACTCTTTAACTCTACTTAATTTTAAACCATATTCTTTAGCGATCGCACTTAAAGCTGGCTCTATTTCCGTTATTGTCATTTGTCCTATCATATATATTTATATCAAAATATTAACTTTTGTTTTTTTCTTTATAACCCCATGGATGAATAAAAAGACCATTATATTTTTTTATCCAAGCTAATTGTTCTCCTCCTTTAGTTGTTTTAATTAAACGTGTTATTCTACTTTTTTGTTCTAGTTGTTTGTTAAATGATTTTGTTAGTATTTTTACGAATAATTCTTGAGGTGTATATTGATCTAAAATTATTACCATAAAATCATACCTGAATCTTTAGCCAATTCTTTACCATACATGTTGCTTTTCCAAAGAATTGGCTTTACATACTTTATTAGTTTACTAATGTCTTTTAATTCATCTAATGTTTCTGGCTCTTCATAATGATAGAATATTGAACGATCTGAATAACCTATTGTTTTATTTGTAAGCTGCTCTTTGATAATGTTAAAACTGTCAATATAGTTACTAAGATTTATATAGAGTCTTTCATTATGTAATAGCCAAGGTGAAAACTCTAATTCAAGATATTTTGCATCCACCTTCATTAAGTAAGAGAGCATACTATATTTTTTAAATTCAAAATCTATCGGTGTATCTGTAAAGAAATGGAATTCTATTACATCCATTATTTAGGCTCTCTGAGAAAAGTGTCTCTATATTTAAAGTTTCTGTTTCTACCACTATTTGGCTTAAAACCAAAGCTCTTGTAGAATTTTTTAAGTCTACCAATATTACTACCAAACTCATCAACTGGAGTAACGCCAACCATCTTTCCTTCTCGGTCAGCATGGGTGACTAACATGTTCATTATATCACTGCCTAGCCCCTCGTTTCTAAATTGCGGTTTAATTATTATTTGATCTAAATAAATGCTGTCTGTGTCCTCGAATATCCACAGGGAATTAAGTTTATCGCCATATAACATATCAATCTCTTTCATTAATGGAGACTTCTTTTGAAACTCATCATATGACTTCATATTTCTCATAACAACTCTCTAAACTTCTCTGCTTCTATTTCTCTAATCTTTTGTGCAATGTCTGGCCCTTTAACGCCAAAGTCTTTCATTACAGTTCTACCATCTGTTGATGGCTTATATTTTAAGAATGCTTTTACCATCCTTGTGTCTAATCTGTTTAAGCGACTCCAATCTAAGATAGTTCTTTTATCTATATCTGTTGTTTGATATTTTTTATAGAGTTCAAATATTTCTTCTGGTTTAATATCCAGTAAATTCTTTAAAAATACAACTGTGTCAATTTCCTCATTTGAAAATGTAAGCTTATTTAATCTCTTCTTAATTGTGTCAACTTCATTATCTCCAAATAGAGTTGCAATTTGAATCATCCAATTTTTATTATCAATAAACGTCTTGTTAATATTAACATCTGGAAACATTACTCCCCATAGTTTAAACTCCTCAACCATTTCTAAATATTTTTTAGTTGACTTTGCCGAAATTACTGACTTTTTAAATTCATCTCTAATTCTTTCTGGACTTACGCCTTTGAGACTGTTATCACTAATAATTGCTTCTGCTGTATTCTTTTCTAATTTGCTACCTGTGCGGCCTGCAAATCTTAAGGCTCTTAGTTTTCTTAGGGGATCTTCGTCGAACCTCTCCTGTGCCCTGCCTACCGTCCTGATGGTGCTGCTCTGAATGTCAGCAATGCCACCCACAAGATCTACAACTTCCTCTCTATCGATATCGTAGAAGAGTGCGTTGATTGTTAAGTCCCTTCGCAACACGTCGGCGTCTATCGTAGAATATTTGACTGCATCAGGTCTTCTACCCTTTCCGATGTCTTCCCTGAACGTAGCTATCTCCATACCCTCCCTAAAAGTAGGAGTCTTCACAATAACAACGCCGAACTGTTGGCCAACCTCACCTATTGTATCGTAGCCTCCGGACTTAATTATGGCTACTACTTCTTCCGGCAACGCATCTGTCGCCAAGTCGAAGTCTTTCGGTGTTGTTCCAAGAAGAGCGTCCCTAACTGCTCCTCCCACTATATACAATTCCTTTCCATTTTTCTTGAAAAGTGCATGTAATTTTTTAACGTCTTTTGGGACGTTTAATTTAAGCTTTTGTTGAGCCTCTTGGATGAGACTAAATTCTTCATATAGTTTTAATCTTCTCATCCTCTAGACTTAAATGCTTTAATTGTTGATATATTTATCATTGGAAATTCTTCTTCCAGAGACTTTACTAACCTTAAATTATTGTCATCATCGTCATAAAATTGTAGGTCGTTAAATCCCTGCTTTATAATTTCTCTAAATGCTTCTTTCTTTTTTTCTGCAATATCTCCTTTAAATCCATGTACTGGATCGTTGACTGCAAATATCAAATCGCTGTCAACTGGAGTTTTTAAATGATCTTTTAACCAAGTGTAAATCATTTTTTTATCATCCCTTGCTGTAACAATCCCTATTGCTATTCTCATTTTATATGCCTTCTTTAGTATTTTAAAATAATAATTAATAAGCTTACCAGCTTTCATTATTTCAAGACTTTTAAATTCTTCGAAACTTAGGATTTGATTTGGTTTTTTTTGAAAAGTATTAAACTCTTCTGGAGTAATAGAAAACGTTTCGCCAGTCATTTTATTCTTAACTTGAATTTTAGCTGGTGTAACAACGATGGTATCATCTAAGTCAAAAACTAAGATCTTTCCCATCTTATAGGGCTTCGCTTCGTATAACTCTGTTGGACTCATAACAGAATTATATATCTCTATTACTTTTTAGTGAGTGCGAGAAACGTATATGCATTACAATAAATAATTGACATAAGAATAATAGTTGCATAAACTATTGAGTTTTCTATCTCTCCTTTAAGAGCCAGTGTAAAAATGCCTAGAAAAAAAAGTTTAACACCTAAACTTCCATAGGCTAAGCCCATGCCGATTTGTGTAAATCTTTTTGAAAGTTGAATAATAATTCTTGTAATTAAGACTAAAAATATTGAGGCTAAAAGACCATAAACTATTGAATTTATCATAATGCTATTTGTATTTATTAGCATCTATATATCACCTCTTTGCAAAAAGTTTATGTTCTCTGAGAATTAATTTATTTTTGTTTAATCTTTTCTAAAAAATGATTAAGTTTATCTAAATTCATAGTAGTGTTTAGTGGAAAATGAGTAGGGGCTTCAGCTGCTTCAACGCCTTGTCTACTTCTCTTTGCATATTCATAAACACTCTTTGTTGGAGTGCCAATATTCCATAAGCCTGTTTCATCGGCTTCTATTAGTTTTTTCCACTGATCTACTAATATTTCAACATCATCAAAATTTCCAACTTGATTAGACCACGCCTTTGGATACGGAAATGGAGAAATTCTATGACTACCCCTAACTATTAAATAATTAAGAGACCAAGATTCTATCCAATAGTCTGCAAATAATTTAGATTTTGCATACCATGTTTCGTCTGGAACCGCCTTGTCTGTTTCCAATGCATTTGAAACTGAACCTGCATATACATAATCCGTAGAGTAATGCACATATTTAATATTATTAATATTGCAAAAACTAACTAAGTCTTTGACAGAATAGTAATTAGCTTCTAACATGTTTAATTTATTTTCTGAATAAGTATCGGTGTTTGCTACACAATTAATTAAATGAGTGCAATTTGAAGGAATTAACCTTTTAATAGTATTTGTTTTTCTAATATCAATACCATCTTTTTTTCTAGAAATATATTGCCAACCTGTCTGCTTAATTAGCTCTTTACCTAAGAGCCCATCTCCTATTATTATTTTCATTTTTTACTTGGTAATTCTTTTTCAATATCGAGTTTCCATAATAAATGATTAGGAACTATAAACTTTCTTTGATGTGGAAGTACATAAAATGTGGTTTTCCAAACATTTTGACGTACAATCCTTGCCTCTTTAACTCCTTTAATATAAACTATATCATCAACGTTAAAGTCATGACCCCATAAAAATTGTAGGCCTGTAAAAAAATTCTGAATAGTATCTTTAAAAGCAAAACCAAGAAATGCAGAAAGGGCAAAAAGCCCCCATTCTCCAATATATTTTAAAATAAAATCTTCCATTAATCCCCGCCTTGTATTTTTCTAAGCTCTTCCTTTAATTCAAAGAGTCTCCACTCATAATCAAAAAGTTCTTCTCTTGGAATTCTACCAGCTTTAAATGCTTTCTTTGCTGCGTTATATTCTCTTTCTAATTTTTTAATACTTTTTTGTAGATCTTGTACTGCTGGGCTTATGACATGTTCTTCTGCTAAGTAAGTTCCTTTACTAAAGCCATCGCTTCCAGGCGCAGTTACTATTAAATTAAATTCTGAAAATAATTGTAAGAATCTTTCTATTTTTTTCATAACAGTAAATTAGTGATTATTTATTATATATTTGATATTTTTCATAGTCTTTATAGACTGGCTCTATGTTTGGAAAATAGTATTCATAAACTATTAAACCATTGTCTAATATAATAGTTTTCCAAAATCCTGAAGGTACAACTGCGCCAGTATTTAATTTTTTAGAATTTTCATTAAATTCTACCTTTACTTCTACAACAACGTTCCATTTAGTTGCAAGTTCTCTTTCATATTCTTCTAATTCTCTCCAAACTCCTTGATTTAATTTATAATATTGTAATGCACAATTTAAATAATTAAAAGTCTCTTTAATCATTTGATATGTGCAATTTTGACTTGCGGCTGGCACTAAATGTCCTCTATCCCATGGGTTTTTGTAGTAGTCACCATTGTCTGATGTGTGTATTTCTTTATCTCTAAAAAATTTAATACCTTTTCTAGATTCTCCATAATTACAATGATGTACCTTATATTCTATATAAAGCGGCTGCTCGAATACTTCACTATAAAATCCCCAATAATATTCTTTTTCAAATTTAACTTTTTTAGATTTTTGCGAGAATAAAGATAGGGGTATTATTAATAGTAATACTAGACTAAGCTTCTTCATTATATTTTACCATTTCTAAAGCTCTTGCAACTAATACTGCATCATTAACTGTTAATATTCCATGTTTTTGTGCAATTGTTGCAGTTTGTGCTAATATACCAACTGCTTGATTAACTGTCATTTCTTGAGCTTGTTTAAAAACCGTTGATGTTTCTACAGTTTTTTCCTTTGTTGTTTCTTTTGCCATAATATTTAGTTGTTTAAGTATTATATCACTTAAAATATAAAAGTTTACTTTTAATCGAAGTTTATATACTCCTTATTAAATCTAATAATTCTGGTTGAGGGAACATATCAGATTTATCTTTTCTAAGATTTGTATGATTTAACATACCTTCTACTTTTCCACTATATGCTTCTATATTCCATTCAAAGGCATTTTGATTGTTGAGTAACCAGCTTTGCATACCTTTTCTAATGTCAATATCATGTTTATTAGCTAAATAAATCCAAACTGCCTTTAAAGACTTTAATTGTTCTTCTGAATATTTTTGAAAAGCTCTATACCCTCTAAAAGGTTTTTTTAATTCACAGACTTGTGAATCTTCAACTTTTTCGTTAAACCAAGTTCTCCAAACTCCATTTACATTTCTTAAACCACCTGCACTACATAATTCAATACTTAAAGAATGTTCTTTTAAATAAAAACTGCCTCCAGGTCCAATATGCCAGCCATAATACTCATCGTTTATTGATCTAAGTATTTTACCATCGTAATTAATATTTGTTCCATCAGTTGATATTCCTCCAATTACATAATTAGTCCCTACTCTACCTCTATTATCTTCAGCCCAATGATCTATTGTCTTATATGGGTTTTCTCTACCGGCTGTATGATGATTGACAATGAATTTTTTACTTGTTTCCTTATCAACATATTCATTTTCTGGAAGGTGATAAGATTCTATCCAATTTTCATATTGTTCTCGATCTGTGTCTAATATAGACTCTTTAGGATTAAACTTTAAAGCCTTCCAAGTTAAAGGTCCTACTATTCCATCTTGTGAAAGACCTACCTTTTGTTGAAGGCGTTTTACAGCTTTCCATGTATTATTTCCGTATATTCCATCTACCTTTATTTCTAAAAGTTCTTGAAGTATTCTTACTAATTCTCCTGTTGAACCTACTTTAAGCACCATTTTCGTTATCTCTTTTTTTCAAAATATTATCTCTTTCTTCTATTTCTTTTTTCTTAGTTGCTTCATCTAATAAGTCTACTATTTCCTCAGCTTGTTCTATTGATTCTTCTAAATGTTCTTTATTTTTTTCTAAAGATAATAAATGTTCAGTTTCATCTATTTCATCTTTCCAAGCTTCCTCTTCTTCTGTTAGTTTTTCTTCAACATAGTCTTCATCATACCATGGTGGGCCTTCACTTCCCCATTCATCTTCTTCATCTTCCTCTCCTGGTAAAGGTGAATTCACATCTAAAATGTTTTTTTCATCATCGTGTAGAATATCATCAACGTGTTCTGAAAATGCTTTATCTTCAATCCATTCTTTTTGCTTTTTCTTAAGTCTTTCAAACGCGAAATTTGCAGCAATTACCAATGCAATTGCAAGTGGATCAAATACAAAAATAATTATTAATAAAAGAACATTAATAATTTTATCCATTGGAAAACCTGTAATTCCAGCTAAATATTTTAGTGGGCCAAGTTCACCTGCACTACCGTCTCCTATTTTTGCTTCAACTATTTCAGTTTCAAAATTAAATAGTTTTTCATTTAATACATCCACTTTTTCGTTAATCACATCTTGTCGGCCTATAGCCTGATCAAGTTGTTTTTCTAAAGCTTTTCTTGTTCTGCTTGAAGTTGATGTAATAATTTGACCTGTTTCTTTATCTCTCCATTGAACTTTATTATTTGAAAGTCCTTTTCTTAATTCTGATACTGCCTCATCAATATTTGATTTTTCTTCAGTATAAACATCTAATTGACTTTGTACATTATCTCTTTTAGTTTCTATTAAAGTAATTTGTGCATCTCTATTACCTTCTTTATTTGCAGTTTCTTGATATGCCGCACTTAAAAATCCATAAATACCCATTGATGTTATCATTACTAAAACTATACATGCGATTGTTAAATAGTATTTAAGCACCTTTGGTATTGTATTTCTATATTGATATAATAATGATGCGATAACCAATTTAGCAACTTCAAGACTACCTGCCATAATTATAACTGCGAGACTTGCTCCTGCAAAAAGTTTACTTAAACCGCTTACTGAATAAAATGCAGCAGATGCACTCACTGAAAGTGCAGTTAATGCTATTAAAAAAGGAAATAACTTCTCAGATAAATTTTTAAACATGTCTTTAAGTTTTTTTATAGGATTATATATCCTCTTAATATCCGAACTTGTTCTTGAAAGCCTTTCTTGTTTCCATAAAGCTTTTATAATTATCCATTAAATCTTCTTGATCTAATGTAAAACACTGTGGCACATCATCCTCTTCATTGGCTATCCATATTTCAGCTCCATCAGCTTTAATACCTGTTCTATCCCAATAGGCTACCCAATATGCTGCAGTTTGTCTAAAATAATCTCTAACCCATTCAATTCTTTTAGGTCTTCTACTATTTTTATAGTCTATAATTTGTACGCTGCCGTCTTTCATTCTTGATACATTATCAAGTGTACCTGCATATTCACCTCCTTTAAGAGTCCAAAGAAACCTTTCAGCATCTAATACCTCATCTATCCTTGAAAAGAATCTACTTTGATTATACCAAAATTTATCAAACATTTTCCATGCTTCTTCTAAATATAAATCACCACCTACTTTCTGTACAATTTCATTAATTTCCTCATCGGTTTTACAAACTTCAACAAGTTGTTCTTTCATTTCTTCTGGAGTACCTGTAAATCCTTTATATAATTCAATTTGACGGTGCATAATTGTACCTCTATTCATGGATAGTTGGCTTATTCTATTAGCCTCTTTTTCACCAACTCTCTTCTTCCATTTTTCAAGGCCACTCTTATCTGACATCTCTCCCATAACCGTAGTTACAGAGGGTAACGTTGCAATTACTTCTCCGTCTTTTGTAACTTGATAAAATCTTTTTCCATCTTTGTGGACTCTTTTTACTTCTTCCATTATATTAATTTACTGATAAAATCAAATAGACCTCCAAATACTTCATACACTATAAAAAATCTTGCAATTAAATAAACGATGAATACATAAATCATGGCATATAATATACTACCGATAATTGCAAATACATTTAATCGATCAAGAACTGGCCAAAATATAACAAGATATGCTCCACTGCCTTTAATTTCTTGCATCTGTGGATAGACAACGTTTGATAATTTAAGTTCATTTAAGATACCGCCGAATTGGCCAAGTTGTTTTAATACAAAGGCTTGTTGTATTTCCTCAGCAGCACCTAAAACTTCATCTGGTATATTCACAACGCCATAAACTCTACCAATCCAATCAACTCTTAAATCGCGTTCTTCGAGTTTCTTTCTATTTCGTTTGGTAGTAGTTTGAAAGATAAACCAAATTCTAAATTCTAGAATAAAGTTGTACCAATAGCTAAATGGTTGATATAACCAATATAAGATGCTTGTTAGTTTCATAATTTTTATTTAGAGCCTTTAGAGGGACTCGAACCCACGACCTGCTGATTACAAATCAGCTGCTCTAGCCAGCTGAGCTACAAAGGCAAAACATAATAGACAGGAAACAAAGTTATCTAGAGGTGCCTAGAAAGTCATGTAACCTGTCTACTAATTTTGTAATTTAACTGTTAGCTTTATTAGTTTCAGAAACGTGTACTCTTACGTCTTGTGCTAATGCTTTAATAGCTTGCATACCTTTTCTTACTCTTGTTCCGGCAGCTTTGTTACCTTTTTCATTAAACTTTGAAGCATCATCTTGAATACTATCTAAAGTTGTTTGCATTTGTTCTAATAATTCTGTCATAATTTATAATTTTTATTAATTTACTAGTATTATATAAAGAAGTTTTTATTTGTTTCTTTTTTTAGATTCTAATTCAAAAATCCTGTTTCTTAATTCTGTACTTGAAAAACCATGGTCTCTTTTATTGTAAAAGATTTTAATGTCTCTCTTTTCACAAACGTCTTTTGCTGTAAATTCTTTGCCGAAATATTCTCCACCTATAATTCTAACATCAAGTTTAAATGAACTAAAAATATCAATTAAATCTTGCTCAGTTTGATATGGTAATATTTTATCAACATAACTACAACCTTCTAATTGAATAAACCTTTCTACCAAAGATTGAATTGGCTTATTTTTTGTGTCTGGCCTATCAATTGTTGGATCTGTTTGAAGAGCACATATTAAATAGTCACATTGACTCTTAGCTTCTTCTAGCATTTTAATATGACCTGCATGTAAGAGGTCAAATGTTGAACATGTGATTCCTATTTTCATAATTTTATTAAATAGTGGAGGTAGAGGGATTCGAACCCACGGCCTCCTGCGTGCAAGGCAGGCGCTCTAGCCAACTGAGCTATACCCCCATATTTTTATTTAGCTTTAACATTTAGTAAACTCTCTATAGATTTTACTAAACCTCCTGCTAATTTATCTAATGCTTCGTCTTCAGAATCACTTTGATAAATTCTATAAAAACCATATGAGTTAACTATTTGGGCAAGGTCTAATCCTCTTTCTTCTTCACCTTTTTTAATAGCTAAAAGCTCCTTGTCTTCATCATCCATTGCTAAATAAACTTTAATATCTTTATCTAAGTTTTTTGATATTTTTTCGATTAAAATATCTAATATATGCTTTGGTTCTTCCATGTTAATTATATGTTATGTTTTAGATTTGTTTATATATCTTTTTAATATTCCTCACCGTATAAACCATTCTTAATATCTTTTTCTTCTTGAGTTTCAAACTGATCCATCTCCCACATACAGTGTCCATGTAGATCTTCTAGTTTTTGATCAGTTAACATGTCAATTTTAGCCTTGTCAATGTCTTCTCCAATATGCTCATAATAGTCGTAAATTTCTACGAGCATTAATGCTCTTTTATTTAAGTCTGCTAATAATTGGCTCGTCTTTCTATCGTTTGTTTGATTATTCATTTTATTTTTTTTTAAGATTTAAGATTATGATATTTTTTCTGCGATTAATGTTTTACCTCTACGGATTCTGTTTTTAACTGTTTGTAAATTGACCTTATGTTTTGCAGAAATGTCTTCGTATTTCATACCTTTTAAGAGTCTATCTTCCATGATTTCTTTGTACATTGGCTTAAGATCTACAATTGCTTTAAGTGCACTTTCGTATTTTTGCATAAGCTCTTCGTCTTCTTCAATGTAGTCATTTTCAGTTTTTTGTTCGTATTCCATTAAGAGTCCATTTGCAGAACCATTAATAATACCATCATCACCTACTTGTACACCGAATTCTCTTAATTGGTCAAGTGATGATTTTTTATTTCTTTCTTTAATATAACCTAAGGCTTCATTAAATGCGATCTTATATAACCATGTTGTGATTTGCCATTCTGGTTTGTATTGATCGATCTTAGTCCAAAGTTTAATTAGCACGTTTGAAGTTAAGTCATTTGCAATTTGATTGTCTTTTACTATTTTGTAGATATAAGTTTTAAGACCTGGCTTTACTCTACTGTAAATTGCGTTGTAGTCTTTTTCTGATCTTGTTGCTACGAAGTTTTCTGCTAATTCTCTGTAAGTGATTTTTGTTTTTGGCATATTTATTGTTTTTTACGTTTTTAATTTATAATACTAATATAACTATAATCTTTGACCCGTGAAAATTTTTGGGCACTTTTTTTCAAAAGTTATGAACAATTTAATGTTCTCTATCCCATTGTTCATTTTCGGCTGCGATTGAACACAACATTAAGAACTCATCTTTAAGTTCTGCTAAAGACCATTCAGAATATTTAATTCCTCTAGGTCTAATCCCGTGTGCGTCTTTATAGGCGTCGCTCATTACCTGTAAAAATTCTTTTTTAGTCCAAGTGTCAATTATGTCGTCTGTCATGTTTAAGTTTTAATTATAATACTAATATAACTATAATCTTTGACCCGTGAAAACTTTTAGGCACTTTTTTTCCTAAAAGTTATGAACAATTATTTTTTAAAAATTCTTATTAAATCAAGGACGGTATTGCCCACGATAGAAATTAGTAGCACCATTCCGAGAAAGTGCCATATTGATTGAAATGTAAATTCGAAAAATGTCATCATGTTATTTCTTTTAATAAGTCCATGAGTGAATTAATATCCTGTGGCTTAAAGTTACATTGATCAGTGCTACAATTTATCATTCTCTTTTTAGGTACTGTTTTGTATTTACGAGTTGGATAGCCTATAACTCCATAATACTTTTTAGATTTTTTAGGCCATTCCTGCATAGGCCAATAATTTAAACATATTTTTAAAGTATCTATTGTAAAGTACGGGTCTAACAATTTTACATTTTTAGGTAAATTGCCTTTATTGTGAAGATCTTTTAAAGGTTGATCATTTTCACCTAGCATAAAAAAGATAATTTTACCATTTAATTGTAGTAAAGAATCATATGCTGTTTTAGGATCCCATGCAAAATTACCAAGGTGATAAACTACATCTTCATTAGTGACTGTATCGTTCCAATTTTTAATTAAATCAGAAGTCATTTTATCAACACTAATATAAGGGCGCTTCCACTTTCCAATGGCTGATTGGCGCCCTAGTTGCATATTACCTGTTATAAATGTTTTACCCATTAGGCTACTATAAATTTAATGTTGTATCTGTTCCAAAGATCTGTCATTAATTCAGCTTCATTTGTTGAAGTTTGAGCATTCTTGATTCTTTGGTCTTTTGATGTATCAATAAAAAGATACATTACAAAATCATAATTTGTTGAATAAACAAGGCTTTGTCCGATTCCACTTCTTAAACTATTTCCACTTTCACCTTTTTTAAATTCAATTGCAATATTCATACCGTTCATTTCTAATACCATGTCTGGTCTATTCAATGTTCCCATAAATAATGTATGGTGTACAGTAGAATTTACATCACCTTCCCATTTTAAGTTTCCTTTTACTTTAGCCTTTGCTTTCTCAGCAGTAGTATCAGTATTTTCAACTAAATATTGAGTTAGTGATTGTACAAGATGAGGATAAACAAATTGTTTAATTTGATCTTCAGTCTTGTTTTTATAATCAATTGTATTAAATATATCGTCTTGTGTAATAGCTTCAGAAATTAATTCCATGAAGTCTAATCTCTTTTGACTCTTAACCTTCTGTTTCATCTGCAGTTTCTAAAGTAGGTTCAACTTCTTCCGTATTTTCCATTGCAGTAATGTTAGTGTCAAGATCTCTTAATCTAACATGCATTTCTGAAATTTCTTTATTAGACTCAGTAAGTTCATTCATTGCATTAGTTACTGACTCACCTACTAATGTAAGCATCTTTACAAATTTTCTTGCGTTTTCAACGCCAGTTCCATTTACGTTTAATAATGCTTGATAGAGACCATTTAACTCATAAGCCTTAAGCTCTAGTGTTACTTTATAATCGTCACCTGCGGTTTCCATTTCTTTTTTAATTCTACTTCTTTCTGCTTTTAACCTATCAAATAAAGTTACAACAATAGCTGCATTCTTAGTTTCCCAAGTATATCCTTTATTTAAATGGTCTTGAATTGTTTTAATCATTGATACGTCTTCAACTTCTACATTAAAAATCTTAGCCGCATTTTCTTTAGCAAGCTCAGTAACTTTACCTTCAAGTTCTGTTCTTTCTGCTTTTAAATCTTCTAAATTTGTCATTATTTGTTTGTTTTAAAATTACTATTTATATATCCTAAAATTCTGGATTGGTCACTCGTAGATCATAATCTTCGAATTCGTTAAATTGCTTCATATCCTCTATCTCTCTTGACATTGGATGGTAAGCTTTATCATCTCTCAAGATTAATCTAGTTAACCTTGTAGTAGGGTTAATGTCTAAGTAAATTATTAAACATTCCTTTTTAATTTCTTCTGGTAATAACTTAAGGCCATCTGGTGACATAATTAAGACATCACTTTTTTCATATTCTTCTCTTGTCATTCCATATTTCCAACCTTTAAAATCCATATACTCAAGCATATCGCCTGATTCTACAATTTTCATAAAGGTCTCATCATCTGTATAATAATAATCTACACCTTCTGTTTCTGTTTCTCTTGGAGATCTTGTTGTGTGGCTTACAGCTCCTTTAAATCCTTTATCTGCCAGCCTTGCTCTAAAATAATCTTTACCTGCTGCTGCCTTGCCTACTAATATAATTTTCATATAGTGTTTAAGTTATCGATGTTTGACTTATCTAAATTATCTAATCTTAATTGTCTAAGCTTTGCTCTTAGACTTTGTATTTCTTTTAAATTGGAAGTATTAGTTTCACTCGCTAATAGGCTTTCCATTTCCTTTAAAATTTCTATTTCTATCTTGTTGTATTCAGCTTCTTCCATGTTTATTATATACTAAAAAGTTGGTTAGTTTAAAAAATTACAGTTTTATTTCCGTTTAAAAATATTCTCTGTTCACTATGATATTTTATTGCTTTTGATAGTGTGGCTTTTTCAAGGTCTCTGCCTATTAACTCCATATCCTTTGGGCTTTTTGAATGATCTATTCTCTCTACCATTTGTTCAATGATTGGACCTTCATCAAGATCTGCAGTAACATAATGTGCCGTAGCTCCAAGAATCTTAACTCCTTTATCATGTGCTTGATGGTATGGTCTTGCTCCTTTAAAGCCTGGTAAAAATGAATGGTGGATATTTATAATCTTACCTGAATATAGTTTACAAAATGTAGGCGATAGAATTTGCATATATCTTGCGAGTACAACTAATTCTATGTTTCTTTCTTCTAAAATTTCAAATGTAATTTCCTCTTGTTCTTCTTTAGTTTTTTTCGTAATTGGAATGTATCGATACTCTATGCCCATGCCTTCAACAAGTTTTCTCATATCTTCATGATTTGAAATTACACATTGAATATCTATGTTTAGTTCACCTGCACTCCACTTATATAAAATATCATGTAGACAATGTCCATATTTAGAAACAAATATTGCTGTCTTTGGTTTACTTTCTACTTCCTTTAAAGACCATGTTGCATTAATGTCATCTGCTACTTTTTGAAATTCAACATGATTAAACTCATTTAGAGATGCTATTTTTGCCAGCATAAAAAAAGTATTAGTATCTTTGTCTCCATACTCTTTTAATTCTCTAAAGAAAAAACCAAGTTTCGTAACAATTTCTGAAATTCTAGAAACTATTCCAAAGCCATCTTTACACCTTATTTTTAAAATGTATTCTTTCACTTAGTAGATAGCGGTTCGTATTTAAAATTTCTTACAACATATTCTGAAGTAGGGTGATTGTTTACATCTACACCTGCATCGACATGTGCATTTATTTTTACATTCATTGATTTACCACGATATTCATCTAATAACTTTGGATCTTTAAGCTCTCTAACTAGTCTATCATTATAAAATATTTTAATCACATCTTCAGTCCATAAACATCCAAATTTATTAAAGTGTTTTGCTGGATTTTTCCAACCTAGCCAATGTGTCTTTGCTCCTAAATTATAATTATCGGGTTGCTTTCCACAGTGAAAATTAGTTTCAACTCTCCAAAAGCCAAATGGATTAAAAAGATCAAAATGAAAAAAGTGTTCTTTGTTTTTTGAATAAGCTTCAAAAACATCAATTTCAGGTGGCCAGCTTTCAAATGGACTCATCCAAAATGCAGGCCATAGATTCTTACCTGTTGGTAACTTAGCTTCTATTTCAAAATATCCATAGCCAAAGCCATCAACGCTTGATACTAAACCTACTCCTATTGGAATTTCAAGTTCTGTTAATTCTGAACTATAATGAAGTGTCTTGCCTTTAAATGTTTTTGGATTCATTTGAGTCTTTAAGATCATTTCGTCCTTTTCATTTATTTCTATTGCGCTTCTATCATAATAGCAATATGTTTTGTCAGGGTGATATGTTCCCCATTTTTCTCTTGGACGCCATTTATATCCGCCCCATTGTATGTGTGCCATTTTATTTTATTTAAATTTATCCTTTACTCTTTCTGAAATTGGAATTGCATCTCCCATCTCATCAATTCTTACAAACTTTATATTTGTTTGTAAAATAATATTTTGTTTGCCATTATAAACATTATGGCTTCTGGCTTCTAAATATAAATCTATAGAAGTTGTTCCAATACTATCTATCTTTGCATACATTTTTAGTAGTTGACCTTCCTTTGCTGGCTTTGTGAAAACACATTTATCGATACATTTTGTTACCATTCTTGGAGTATCGCACATTTCTGCTGCATAGCTTGCTGCGGCTGCATCTAGCCAAGCCAGAAGTTTCCCTCCAAACAAGTTTCCATGAAAGCCTAAATCTGATTTTTTTATTGGGTGTGTACTAACTAACTGCATTTACTATTTTTTGACAACGTTCATATTCTTCTTCATTTTCGTAATGTTTTAATATTACGTCTCTATCTGTATGGTCAACTGGTAACCAAAACTCTTCGCCTAAATCATCATAGTCTATTTCACCCATGTATAATCTATAAGCATTATCATATGATTGATCTATATTCATTTTTCTTGTTCGTCTACGTCTAAAATTTCTGGCTTATCTAAACACTCATTAACTGCAGCATCTGACATATCTAAAACTTCTCTTAAATAATCTGCTATCTTTCTACAAGTTTCTTCTTGTGCATTCTTAATCATTGTTTCAACTTGTCCGTCTCTATAATGATCTCTATGGAATTCTGCATCTTCAAGCCAATTTATAAAAAGTCTAAGTCTATTTTCTAATTTTTTCATCCTCTTATTTCTTTAAGTTCTTTCTGTACTTTATTCCAATAATGCTGAGTCTTAATTTTCTTAGGGCCTCGAGGACCTCCATTCCAGCATTTTGCAATTACCTCATCACTATCTCCTTTGTGATGAAAGTCTCTCCAAATAACAAACATTTCAATAGACCTTTGTCTACTAAAACGATCTTTTCTTTTATAACGAATTTCAGAACCTTGAATTTTCAAGATTCTATTTACTTCTCTAACCATAATTGGACGTATTTGTAGAACGCCAACTGATGGTTCTCCTAAGTGTTTATCTCCTAAAAGATTTGATTTACCTCTACTTTCAACGTTAATTAATGCATGTATTAACGAAGAGTCTGCAACCTCAACAGTGTCTGTTATTTGTATAATTTTTTCATTTTCTTCTAAACAAAATTCTTCTTCTGTAGGTTCATTTGTAGTTGAACCTGCCCAAAATGCAAATGGCACTAAAAGTGCACTAATTCTAGGTACCGATATTGAGTGTAAAATCATTCTATTTTTTTTAGTTTACTATGATATTTTAATAATAATTTTCTTGATAGTTGATCTACTGTTCCTTCGTCTATTACTTCTTTAAACAGTTTTTGATGTAGTTCGTGGATTCTTGCTTCTACATAAAGTCTATGTCTCATTCTTCTGCTTCGAAGCCTAATCGCCATATTCTACGTCTTTAGTAGTTAAACCCTCATTTGCACAACATGATCCTAATATTTTTATTTCATCGTCTAATGTATTAATATGGTCTAGTAATTCACTGTTGTCTATCTGTAAGTCTAAATATTGATCTACTAATAAAGAATGTTTTTCTCTATGTTTATTTTCTGAATTTTTTATATTTTTTCTTAAAATTATAATACATGATAAAAGAATTAAAATTATAAAAAATTGTACTAGTTTTAGTGCTTTTTTCATTTTGTTTTCTTTAAAAATCCCTGGCTTCTTCGTAGACTGCTTTAATTACTGGGAACCTTAGTGAATGTTCTCCTTCTTGATTTGTAGTTTCTTCGAAGTATTGCACAGTTATGGTTTTGTTTAATATTTTATTAGGATTTTCAAAAAAGTTTCTTTTTTGTTCAAGACTAAAGCCACTACCAACTTGTACTCTATTGCCTTTATGTTCTATAACTACATTTTTAAGCATCATCTCATCTACTTCTCTACCATCTACAATTACTCTGTTAATTGCATTTTCAAGACCGACTACGACATATTCAGCATCAAACATTTTTTTAACCTTTAAAATGTCTTGGCTTCTCTTACCTTTATAAACATCGTCTTTTCTTAGCATCAAACCTTCCCAACCTTCTTTAGCTGCGATTGCCATTTGTTCCTTTACCATGTCCTCACCGGTAGTCAAATACTGTTGCAAATATTTAATATACCCTAGGTTTGGATTGCCTAGAATCATCTCAAGCGTCTGTAGTCTAAGATATAATGGCTCTTTTGAAACCTTATTTGCAAAATCCTCTGCTGTAATTAAATCAAATACTTGAAATAATGGCTTTTCAATCGTGTGGTTCTTTCTTTTAATCTCTTTAATAATTGATTGAAAGTCCTCATTTCCATCTTTGTCTACCATACATATTTCACCATCCATTACAACGTTTTGTAGGTCTAAACTCTGTAATTCTTTTTTAACGTTTTCTAATGTAAGAAATGGTTTACCGCTTCTTGAGTAGAGGCTTACTTCTCCCCATTCGTTAAAAAATGCAAGACATCTAACTCCATCAAGCTTCCTGCTAAGATACCAATCATCTTTTATAAAATCTACTTTCTTTTTAGTTTTATCATCATAAGTAGATGCCAATGCTACATCAAATGTTGGAACACAACCTGGGATAATTTTATTAATCATCGAAGCAGTAGATCTTGTTTTAAGATTTCTGTCTATGATGTTATAGATGAGTTCTTCATATTGTCTGTTCTCGAGAATAAATCTGTTTACGGCTGCAATGGCATCGTGTCCTGTGATTATTCTATCATTTAACGTATCTAATAGGGTAAAGATGCTACCATATTGATTCCCAATAGGACTAACCAGGTCACTTCTCTTTTTAAGATTTTTTGAAGTAACATGATATTGTTTAAATGGTGAATATACATACTTGAGCATTCTAGTGACCTCTAGGTCGTTCTTAAACTGCTCTAATACTTTTAACTTGTCTAAGTTTGAATTTGAAGCATTGCTTTGCTCTACAAAGTCTTTTATTTTTTCTAACATAAGATTGTTTTAATAATTTTTTTAATAATAAAACTTGCTATCCAGATAGCAACTAAAGCTATTAAAGCTTGTAATGGACTTGTAATTATAAATAGTAGTACTTTAAAAAATATATTTATAGCTAAATAAATAACGCTTGAGCTTATACAAAACGTTAAAATAAGTAATAGAATAAATGTTGTTTTTGACATATTGTTTTAAGTTTTAATTATAATACTAATATAACTATAATCTTTGACCCGTGAAAATTTTGAGGCAACTTTTTTCACTTTTTTTACTTTTTTAAAGTTTCTGATATTTGATACAAATTTATAATCATAATTGCCGTATTTGTAATTATAATAGGCATGTTTAAGAGAAGTAAACCGTAGACTGTAAATAAAAAACAACCTATAGTATTGGCTATTCTTAACCATTTTAAATTTCTTATAGTAAATGAAAATATTACTATTGCTGTTGCGACATATCCTAAGATCTCTATCATTTTTCTAATTCCTTTAATCTTGCTGGTATAACAGTTGTAAAGTTGCATGTATCACAACATCTTCCATTATTAACAGGCTCTGCGTTATTACCAAAGCCTGTTATTTTATTGTTACATATTGAACATTTCATATAGATTATATGAAAAAATGTAGTTTTGTTTATCTACCTAAAATCAATTTCTTAAAAAATGGAATTGAACTATAAATAGCAAGTGCCATAATTGTCCATCCCCACCATACACTAAATTGACTAGAATTTGGATCTATTATATCTCTATAACCCATTATTATTAAATAACAATTTATAAAACCTATTAAACCTTCGTTTTCAGTTATTCTTTTTATTATTTGTTGTTTCATGTTTTTTTATTTTTTAGTTTAAAGGTAGGCGTAATATAATTTCATTAAATTGTTTGTACAAAGATCTACCACTATAAAGACCTGTAAGTTTCCAAGTTTTTGTAGTTGAGCTCTTTGAATTTTCAAAAATCTCTAATGCCATGTCATGTTCGTATATACAAATTTCATTTGTTTTTCTATCTGTAAATGCGATCCATAAATTTCTGCCTACATATTTTTTATCTACTACGGCACGAGATCCTTTTAATTGAATTAGAATATTTTCACTAGTAAAAAAATTATAGGCTATCATATCTGCTCCATGTTTATCTGCGGTAATTAAATTACATGCAAATCCATAGTCTGCAAGAGTCGATGCAGTTTTAGCATAATTATAAACCTCTTGTTCTTTACCAGTTAGTTCGTTATATTTTATAGTTTCTTTAAATAAATGTTTCATTGGAATTTGTTTTTACGTTTTGCTTTGTGCCACTCTCGAGCAAACCAGCACATTATACTCTTTTCCTTTCTAAGCATCTTTTTAGAAAGTTCAATAGCATATTTCAATCCATCTCTAGTATTATCGTGATATAATTCTGATTCGAATTGCTCGATTAAATTTGCTATCGGTGTTTTTATTTGTTTGTTCATATAATTATAATTACATGTTTTCAAGCAAATTTACATAAAAACTAAAACTTTTTTCAAAAAAGTAAAAAAGACTCCGAAGAGTCTTTATTTTAAAAGTCGCCTGGAGCAACTTGCATACATGTTAGGTCGTTATTTCTCCACATTTTTACAACTTTATCTCTGTCATCAAAGACACAAACAATGTTGCCTTTATCTGGAAATAAATCATCTAACCAATTTTGTTTAAGTTGATCATCTGGCTTAAACATCCAATCTTTGCCAGTTGGTCTCATCTTAATTACATGAAAAGGTACTTTGTGTTTAACCAACCAACTCTTAGTAGTCAATTGAGTACCTTTACTTCTACCACTAAATATAGCGATCATGTGACCAGACTCTGCAAGAAGTTGAGCCATTTTTATCACAGCATGATTTGGCTGATCTAACTTTATATTTGCAGGATCGAAAAATATATCCCAATCTATTTTACCATTTGGCTTTGTTGCAAGCTTTCTTCTTGCATCTATATTCGCTAAGGTTCCATCTAAGTCGAATATTACCCATTTTTGATCTGTCATTTTTTTACGTTTTAAATTTATAATACTAATATAACTATTTTCTTTGACCCGTGAAAATTTTTAGGCATTTATTTTTTAATTATTTTTACGTTTATGCTTTTTACAATCAGCTTTACTGCCTTGGAATACAACAGAATCATCTATATTATCAATGACTTGATAAATATCTCTATACTCATATAATGCTACTATATATAAATTCTTTTTCATAACCTTTATTTTATATAAATTTTATTCCTAATTTCTCACAACCTTCTTCAAACTCAACGTGAATTTTATTTATTTCAACATATTCGTCCAAAGTAATAACTGGATTATCTGAATGAAAATTAGAACATAACTCCCAATCATATTGAGATTTACTACTCCAACTTAAACTTAACTTTTCTATATTTTCTTTATTTGCCATAACCTTTATTTTTAATTATAATACTAATATAACTATAATCTTTGACCCGTGAAAATTTTTAGGCAACTTTTTTCAACATTTTTTTAGTTGCATAATTTAGAATTTTTTTAAGTCTTTCTTCTCTTGTGTTTAGCATAATTCTTTCTCTAGCCATCCAATTATAAGTATTGCCTGTTTCTGGACTTTTCCAAGAAGCTGGATAAGTTCTAGTTGGATTTAATTGCCAACAAGTATCTTGTAACAGTCTACTATCTGACATTCTAATATAATATCTTATTTTTCTAACATAACCAGTAGAATATTCTGCTACAGTTTCTCCAGTCTTTAGTCTCCACATTGAAGTACCATTTTTCTTTTGAGTTTTAGATGAGATATTTTTTGCACCCATTGTTTCTAAAACTTCTTCGTAGATTTTTTCTTTACTTTCCATTATTCTCAAGTGTTAATTTGTGATTAATTAATTTTTTCATTGTCATGGCAGCTCTGTGTACCCAATATCTATTGTGCATCATTTTGGATTCTCCCATATAATCCATCTTGTCATCTAATTGATCTATTATTTTATTCCAATTCATATTATTTAAGTTTATTAAGTTTGTTAGTAAGAATACTAGTCATGCCTTTATTTCCCATGTCCATGTTAAATAAAAGAAGATCTTTTATTTTTTTTATAAGCAGTGGCTTAAGAGTATTAACCATACCAATGTTTCCCATTTCTGTATGGAAACTTAGGCTTTTCTCTAATTTTTCTATATTATTCATTTTGTTTAAGTTTTAATTATAATACTAATATAACTATAATCTTTGACATAAAAAAATCTAGAGGCAACTTTTTTCAAAAAGTTATGAACAATTAAACGTTTAAAGTTTCCCAAAAGTCGTTATTTGCTTTTACTTCTGCTTCTTTATCAGTATAACCTAAGTCTAGATACTTTTGAAAAAACTTTTCCAAAAGATTATTATTTATTACATTACTCATCTTTGTTTTGGTTTATGAATTTAATTTCTTCTTTTAGTTTAAACATTATATCAAATATCTTTTGACATCTTTCCTCTTCATATCTACCAACACCATAATTTGAGTTTAAATCTATTTTTAAGATTGCTAATTCTTGCTGTATTTGATTTTTTCTTTTACTCATCTTCGTGTTTTTTAAATAATTCTTCCCACTCATCCATCGTGTAGTTTAACATTCTTCTGATTCTCGTTCTTTCAGTTTCAGAACCTCGCAACCAGCCCATTAGATAGGCTGCTGCGATGACTCCGATTATTGCAATTAAATCCGACATATTATTTGTTTATTTTATATACGTAACTGTCATGACTACTTGTGTTCATGTTTTTCCAAAGATCATAATCAACCATCTTTTTCCAAGCATTGTGCATGTGAGTTACTTTTAAGT